CTCGACGCACTGCATGAGGTCGGCGGTGAAAAGGGATTCGAAAGCTGTGTAGTCAGTAACGACATAACTTGATCCCATCCTATATATCCTATCCCTGATATACTTCGGACGTTGGGAGACCGGAACGTGTTTTATGAACGCCGGGTGTTTGTACAAAGCCTCTTCAATCAGCTTGAAGATAGGCCCAGAATAGCATTTGAACTCATCTGACCGAGAATTGATTCCTCGGGCATGTTTATAGTCAGGATATGTCTCATCCTTCATGAAAGACTTGCATTTCAGATGTTTGCCATTCTTCTCCCAGATCGACTTTACCTCCTTCCATTTTTGACGCAACTCTTCCTTGCGATGGGCTGGGTAACGACATTTGGCAAGCCATGCCTCTACAGAGATGTCGTTGTCGGGATCAAGTGGAACTAGATTTTTCTTCAGCCATCTGTGCACAAATGCTTTCAGACGTCTGCGAAGGGCTCTGTTGGGCCCAGGTGGTTTGAAGCAGAATCGCTTACAAACTCCAGCTTTGGTGGTGTCAGGATCGACAGGATCAGGGTGAGGTAAGGCCACCCCCGATAGGTGACAGCCTAACGACGCTTGAACAACTGGGCGCCTCGTCAGGTCTGGTCTCCGTCCTTTGTCTATGATTTGGGTACCTACCTTAATATCTGTAATCTTCGGTAGTGGAACTTCCCCATATCGATAGCCAAAGGCTCTCACATCGTCATCTCCATAGCTGGGGTCCGCGGAAAAGGGAACAGGGCTCTCGATTCCACGTACTCTCGGTGAAGGGCATAAGCGACCAAGACAGAGTCCTGGTAGACATTCGCATGTGCGACCCTCAATGAACGGTCAATATTCACTGTCATGAGCGACTTGGCACTATAATTAAGTCTCTCCCAGACAAGGTCGTCCGAGGTGCCGAGTTGACAGTTGGACATCGTAGTGAGTTGTGAGATGACCTCATACGATACCACAAGTTGGCGGGTTGGGAATTCAAAAAACCTCAAGAAATAGTCTACAATGAGACCTCCTCGAGGGAAAAATTTTCTATTTTTCCGGTAAGTGCAATAGGCAAGGACTCCGAGTCTGTGCTTGAGTTCGACAAGAGATTGGGCGTCATATCGACCATCGTATCCATCCGGCACTTCTTCATCGTCAAGAGTCCCGTCGATATCAATCCGGTGTTCATATCTGAGCACATAGTGTCGTAGTAGGATTCTCGCGAGCGATAAAAGAGCTCCGACAATGCAGAATTGTTCGGTCCAGCGCACGATATCCAATGCCCAGTCGCACCAGGTTGGGATGTAGACTCCAGGGGGTCGTCGGATGGCCATAGTGAAAAAGTCGGACACTCCAGCGCGAACTGACTCGGCGAAAAGATCAGGTGCACTTTGGGGCGAGGGCCAGCACATGGACACAATTGCGGTCGGATATTGAAGACCAAATAAGGACAGAGCAATCCACATCGTGAGGAAGAACAATAGTAACCATGGGAACCCTGTTTGGGGATGATCACCCCACGCCACCGTCCATCCTGCCAAACGTCGTCGCAGAAATGGGAGCCGCTCAGGTTCACGTTCTCCGTCTTCCCCTCCCTCATCGC